ATCTCAGACAGAATAACGTCAGCTACTTGCTGGCGGTGCTCATTGGCCACATGCTCGGTCTAACCGAACAGGTGATCAGTTATGGGCAAGGAATGTGCTGAACGTTCCGTTTGTGAACACTGTGGGTACACATTACAATCAACTGATTGTTTTGAAATAACCATTGGTGACCAGGAGTCTGAGCCTTTCAAGGAAGGCCATGGCACTGTCATCCATTGCATATGCTACAGATGCGGCGAGGAGTGGGTGGAATGAGCACCTCACTTCCATCTGCGAAGCCTGAGCCTCTCGACGTGACGTACAGCGAACAACGGCTCGCTGTGCTGTCACTAAGAAGCCGGATGCGCAGCGCTAGCGGAGCAACGGTGGGCTCCAAAGCAAGTTCCTTACTTGTTATACTACACTACCTGCTAAAAAATAACATTGAGGATTTTAATAGTCGATGTTTCAAGAATCAATTGTCCGGACCCCTCGGTTTCCTCCCAAGTTTTCTTGGGGGGTCTCGGGCAAATGGGAGGATCAGTGCATGAAAGTGGAGGCAACGCCGGACGGGTGTACCAACGCCCGCCAGTTTCTCAACGACCGTAGTTTATGCCCACGGTGGCGCCTATGCCCCGGGTGCGAGAAAGTACGTGCCAAGAGAAATCAATACAAGATCGCTAAGAGATTGGAATTTGATTTGGAATGGGCCAAAGAAGCAGACATACCACTGAAAGTCGGTGTGTTGACAACTACATTACCTGGTAAAGAAAGTTGGATTCGCCAAGCCAGTTTAGGTGAGCAGTATTCTTACCTCACCGAGAGACGCACAATGAGCGGCTATACTGGATGGCATAGTATGCGTGGGCTTAACACGAAACTGAAAGAATGGGGAATATCTGGTGGTTCCCATTACCTTGAGTTCACTAACAAGGGAACAACATGGAATACTCATATGCATTCCATTATGGTCGGCTTCGAAGATGATTGGCAGGTTCCTCTGAAGGAAACGACAAAGCAGCTCGAATGGAATGACGATCTAACGATGAGGCTTCAAACCGAAAAAGCCGAAAATAAGACTAGGAGTAACAAACGGATCCTGGATCCTTTGGGCCTAGGTCGATTATACACTTTGGATATTGCCAGCGATGATGAGTTGGCATCAATTGCACGTTACTCTGCCAAAGTAGAGTACGTGACAAAACCAGTGAAAGTTCCAGAAGGGAAAATGGCGGATGTTACAAATTTTCTCGCAGGGGGCTATGAGCATGGTAAGCAGAGGACAGGTCACGGACGTCATCTGCCTCGATTAGCGAGACCATTTGGAGACTGGATGAGAAATGGACCGGAAAGACGATATGCCTAATCGGCTCCAAACCGGAATATGGCCTCCTCTGGACATAAGAAGAAAGCAATGAAGAAGGATCCTTCCTTCACAAAGAAAAAGCCACTGACCTACCTACCAGTGCAGCGTAAACTCCACCTTGGAGTAGACACCGGTAGTCCTTCTACCACGGCACAATTCGACAGCGGTCGTCTATTGAGCCAAACCAACCATCGTCTCTACCGCTATGGAAAAAGATACACGCAAAAAGTTGACGTGGATCCATCGTACCTAAACCCCGGTACAACCGTCGACGTCTGGGCGTTGATGGATACCTGGTATGTCCAGAAGGCGTTTGAAGAAGCAAAGATTGTCTTCCATCGGGCTTATACAGACGAGCGTGAGAATCTGTCTGCAGATACTGTCGCACGTTGGTTCGATTTCCGGATTACTAGCGGGATCACGACAGTGGACATGTTTCCGCTAGTTGATGGAAACCCAACGACCCCAACAAGCTCTCTCATTGTCGACGGTGAATTTGACGACTCGATCGTTGAAGATTCAGCCGGCGTTACCAGGACCTTTTCCTGGGCCGGTGCAACAACAGCAACATCTTACTCAGTGATCAACGAGTATGATCTAGCTGGTAGCACCAATTTTTCACCAACGTTCCCAACGGGGGCTGGCCCTTACGATGACTTAGAAGCAGACGCTTCTGCAGTCGAAATGGAGGCTCTCCAACAACGTGGCAATAAACCACCATACGCTGCTGGGTCTTTCCCAAGCCTGTGGATGAAAGTGGCAACTCTTACCGTTGGCGCAGCTGGCAATCAAAAGATTAGCACGGGGTACTTCGATGCACCGTGCGGTCTTGTGTACTTGTCAGCAACTGGACAGACCATGGCTTCCATGAACAATGGAATTAGTGTGACTGTACAATCTGGTGATTACAAGGGCGTGAAAGCGCACAACATGGAGAGAATTTGAATGCAAGAAATTCAAGATTCTGTTTCTCCAATTAAAGCGATCCAGGTTGCGTCTGTGTTACAACATCTCAGACAGAATAACGTCAGCTACTTGCTGGCGGTGCTCATTGGCCACATGCTCGGTCTAACCGAACAGGTGATCAGTTATGGGCAAGGAATGTGCT